ATTTAAGTTCTATGTCCGAGTTGTGAGCGAGAGAGTAGCAGTCGTACTTAGACATCTTATGCTCGCTGACCTTGAGGTCATCGGCAATTCTCTCCTTTATGAGGTTGAAGAGCTCCCTCTCGTACTTTACCATTCCTTGCAGAAGTTAAGTGCTTTCTCAATTACTTGATGCATATCGTAGTATTTATATTCCGCTAGTCGTCCGCCAAGATGCAACCCATCAATCACGTCTGCCTGTGCCTTGTACTGGGTGTATCTCATTCTGTTCTCAACAGTGTCTACGGGATAGTATGGCTCTGCACCACGAAAGTATTCTGATGGGTACTCTTTAGTCACAATCGTAACGTCGGAGTCTACATTGCGAGCAAAGTGTCGGTGCTCAATAGAACGAGTGAACTTCGTCACGTCGTCTGTGTAGTTGATTACGGCTGTTCCTTGGTAGTTGTCGGTCTTGTAGGTCTTCTGCTCAAATCGCAGGCTACGGTAGTCAAGGTCCCCATACTCATAGTCAAACAACTCATCAATCTTGCCAGTGTATATGATGTTCTTCGCCTTAACGCGATGTTGGGCCATCTTGAACTCTACCCCAAGCTCAAGGCTAATTCCGTCAAGTAGTTGTTCAAACATAGATGTGTAACCACCCATCGGTATTCCTTGATACTTATCGTTAAAGTAGTTATTATCAAACGTAAGACGAACTGGGAGCCTCTTAATAATTTCAGCAGGAAGATCCTTGGGGTCCCTCATCCATTGCTTTTTCGTATAGCCGTATACCAATTTTTGGTACATCAACCTTCCTATTGAATTGATTGCCACCTCCTCGAGGTTCTTTGGATTGTCGAAACTTTTCATCTCCTCAAGCTTCTGCTTAACCTCACCTGGTGTACTTACGCCGTAGACCTGATTGAATGTCCAAAGGTTGAACGGAAGCGAGAATAGCTCCCCGAGGTAGTTGGCTACGGGACTAAGCTTGAATGGTTCAAAGTAAGCAAATCTGTTTACATATTCCCAAACCTCCTCGTTGGAAGTGTGAAAAATATGTGGTCCGTATACGTGGACATCAATACCCTTCTGGTTGGATGTGTAGCAGTTACCCCCAATGTGTGGGCGCTTGTCAATTACCAAACAGCTATAACCCTTATCGGTCAGTTCTCTAGCACAGATGCTGCCATACAGGCCAGCACCAACAATTAAGAAGTCATACATTACAGCTTGTGCCTAAACAGGATTTTCTTCCCGTTATTCATAGCAAAGCTGTCTTTGTAGTAGCATCCAATTGGATTTCCACCGTGACCGTGTGAATGCATTTGATATGACATTTCAATGACGCGGTATCCCATAGTATTGACAATTAGGCTAAGCAGCCATTGCTGTTTTGCGTAGTGAGTAAACATAGAGTCCACACGATCCCAATACTCAAGATATTTTTCGTATACGCTCCACCAAGTCTTCTTATTCATAATGAGAACACCAGTATTATATACCTTGATCTTACGAAGGTCTATATCGGTAAGCCCAGGAACAACAGCTCCAGTATAAGACAGTCTCATTGCCTCGTCATATAGAGTGTCATCAGGTGATGCGTTGTAGCCTACAAGCACATCATTGTCGCCTAGATTACGCAACAGTTCAATCTCACCAGAAGACATACGACGCTGTAGGATTATGTCCCCATCGGTAAAGCATATAACATCATCATCTGCTAGGTCAGTCATTTCTTTGCTGTTTAAAAACTCGCCGTGCTGGATGCAATTGTTTTGGTTTATGACCTTACAGTCATCCATTTTTATGTGCGACACCTTAATCTTTTTGAACCCAGACTTAATCGGTTCTTCGTCGAGATATATAAGGTAGTTCTCGTCAAAATTACTGTTTGTCTGGATGGACTCAAGATATGGAAGTATCCTCAGGTAGTATCCCTTATCGCTTCCGGTTGCTAAAACAAGTTTCATTATACTAAGTATTTAATTCTATTTTGATTTATCAGGTCTAAATTGTGGTCAGGAGAATCCTTCAAGGCCTCGTGGAGGTTACTACCGAGTTTTTTAGCGAGCTTCTTGTCCATCATCTCGATTGCTTGTGCCCACTCGTACTGATCCTTAACTAATAAGCCAGTGGAACCGTTCTCAATTGATGTATTATATGGCCTTGTGTTGGACGCTATAACAGCAGTCTTTGTAGCGGCTGCTTCGGTAATCTTCAAATCACTCTTACTCCAGTTAAATCTGTTAGCGACAAGCGGTACAAGGCTAACGTCTACATCTTTGTATAGCTTTCCGTAGTTCCAAATGTCCCTAGCGAATGAACTCTTGTTGTAATTGAATATCTCGTCGTAGCCCATACCCTCCACACCGAATGTATGTATCTTAGAGAAGTCATATCCTATAAGTTGAACATCCCTGATGTGAGCCGCAGCACCAACATATCCGAAACGAACTTCTTTTGATGGATTTTTCCTCGGATTTAACCACTGCTCCTCACCCATATCTAACCCGTTGTTTACGAATTCAACTATGGCCTTCGGATTCTCATCCTTCATAATCTTACCTAGGTATTTAGATGGTGTCCAGATAACATCAGCAATCTTAATTGTCTTCTTGATGTCTGGACCGTAGTATGTCTCATACAAAGGCTTCGATGGATTCTCTGGGTTAAGCACCCAGTAGTCGTCGTTATCAAGTATTAAACGTATGCCGTGATTCTTTAGCATACGGCTGAATTCCTTGTGGCTATTTACCGAAGCCTTCCTAGATACGATAAGGTTATCTATTAGGTCGAGGTTCATATCCTTAAGGTCAGTCAATCCTTTTATCCAATGCAGATTAACCCCTTGTGACTGAAGCCTACGAAGGGGTACAATCAACCTGTGGTAGTTTACGCCACTAAGCCCATCAAGGTGCACCACGGTTATCATCGCTGCTGTTCTGCGTACTCCGTGAGTGCGGAGCGAATCATATCAAGCTCAAGACGAAATGATCTAGAGTACTTATTTGTTATCTCGCTTACCTGCTTTGGGTCTAGCAGCGGGCTTCCTTTTTGGTCGTGTAGGTCTTCGTACAGTTCCGCGCTCCCCGCTGATATCCTCGAGGTCGCTATGAAGTACACCCGGCTTAGTTGCTCTAATGTCATTATCGTTATTGTTTTGAATTAAATTATAGTTATAACAGATTATTTTAGCGATGTATTGATCCTTTTTGAGTTCTGCATCAAACGTGATTCTAAGCTCCAAGAAATGTTTAGGAGTATCATCGATAACGTATCCATTATAGCGTAGATAATCTGCAAGGAACTTAACAGCAACAACAGAATTGTCAACGTCAAATTTAGAATTATAGCGTAGGTGGATAGCAAAGCGGTCCGTAGACCATTTGTCGTGTCCTTCAAGCGCAGTGGAAAGGCCATTAAAATACTTTTCTTTTTCCCTGTGGCGGAATGTCCAAAACTTGCCAGCGTAGAGCTGATTAAGTGACGGAGGTTTTGGTATTGAGATCTCAATTTCATTATAATTATTTATCACTAGTCAAAGATACTAGAAAGCATCGTCATACACAACACCTTCGAAGTTAATCTTTGGTGGCGGTACATCGGCAAGTATAGACTTAAATAATGGCTTTCCAGTGAACTTGTTTACGAAGCCAGAGCTGAGTCCATTCATCTCAAACAGCACAGGGTGGTCGAGGCTTGTGGGCTCCCCACCAGACTCTACCTCTCTAATCTTCCTGACGTGGACCTCAACGGTGCGCCTCATATCGTGCTCAGGGTGCTGAATTTTCCTGTGGAATGTCAAGAAATTATCGCTCTTATTTACGAATTTACCGCCACCTTCGGTGTCCTCAGCATAGGGAGCCTTCGGTAGTCCGTCCTCTCCCTTGCGCCTCTGCGCTTCTGTGATGGCGTGAGTCGACAGCCATAGACCCATATTGTGGGACTGGGTAAACGAAAGGAACTCAGAGGCAGCCTCGTAGTGGTAGTCGTGGGTGGTGAGTGAAGAGCCAGAAGACATCTGAATCTTTAGGCTGTTGTACGGATCAATGAAGTACCCGTCGTAGTCTCCCTGGCGTATCAGCTTCTCTCCGAACACCAGCAGGTCGCTGTAGGAGTAGATGCTCTTGTTGCTAATGATTGTGAAGTGGTCATTGACCCACTGGTACGACCTCTTAAGGTCGTATCCATTCATCTCCTTGACCTGCATATTGGCAGCAAACTGGATGAGCTTCATCTTAACTGCAGCTGTGCGGTTCTCTGCTGAGTATATAATCCACCTCCAGTTGTGGTTAACTGCAGTGGAAACAATCATATATAGAGAGAACGTAGACTTACCAATGTTTGATATGCCGTTGATTACGGTTAGGTCTCTCTTGATGAGGAAGTGCTTGTCAAATTCCTTGCAGCCAGTGGTAAGGCCTAGCTGTATCTTGCCATCTATGTAGTCCTGAATCCATCGGTAGTCCTCATCGTCGGAGGATATGAACGACATATCACCGTCGTTAATCATCATCTCTAACTTGGCGGAGTTCTCTCCCTCTAGTACCTCACGGATGGGCATTGTCTTGCCCTTCGCTATGCCGTCCTTGATTGTGTTGCGTGCGGTCTCTATAGAGTCCACATCGCGCCTCAGTATCTCCCTCTCGAGTACGTGGTATGCCTCGTCCTCTTCCATACGTCCAACAGCAATATAGCCGCCACATAGGATCGCTGCCTTGAGAAGTATCGCGTGCTTCTCTCCATCCTCTGCTCGGCGTATCATAGATGACACCACCGCCAACTTATTGTAGTCGGTGTAGTGGTCCTTCGGCTGTACCTTCTGGGATATAGACTTCTCGGACATCATCTGCCCGAATATCTTGGAGCCTTCGTTGACTACAATCTCTGGGTCGTAGCTGTCAAAGCAGGCGCGAGATTCGTTGATTCCTGAGGGGTCTACCTCTAGACCATACTCAGCATCAAAGTATGCCTGAAGTGCTCGGAAATGGTCTCTATGTAGGCTTGGATTCGATACGTTGACCAGTGCCTTGAGCCCTTCGCCGGATGGAGATATCCAGCAGGCGA